CTCCTCGTGAGCTACCCTGAATCCAAGCAACCTAAACCGGGCTTATGGCCCGAAAGGAGTCATATGCCAAAAGATAACAGTAAACTGTACTTCTCGCGAGATTGTTCCATAACAATCTCGTTAAAGAGGTTACAGTCGTCCTTTGACGGCACCGATCAGCTGTGCTCTGCCATTGGCAGGGTTATCGCTAATTGGGATGACGTCTGGGACCCTACTGGTGTCCAATTTCGTGTCTCGTCCTCAAGGTCTTTCTCGGACTTTGAGGTGGAAGACGCGGAACGGGAAGCCGTCGCTCGCCTTAAGAGCAGTAATGCCACTAAGGTGAAGACAGCTAAGCTCTTGCTTGCTGCAGCCTCCTAATTAATTCATTGGGAGGCATCCATGACAATTCGCACTCGCGAAAAGTCGACTACCGTAGAGGAACAACACGTCGTTAACGTGTACCCTGGCAATAATGGGCGAACCTGGTCTTATGGATCAGTCACGTCCACTTCTATGATTACAGACGTTATTGGTGTGCATAAGTACACTAATGGACATCTGACATGGAAGCCAGTTACGCACGTTAAAGACAAGGAAGCGGCGCACTTTGAAGGTCTCATATGCCAAAAGAAAGGCTATGGACCTGATGGTGACGTCTACTATCCTTTCCTTGCCTGCCAGGTCAATCTGTATCGCACTGGGGGAACAGCGTTCTCCCCAGAGTATGCGACAGCTCGATCGGCGGCCTATGCGCAGTTACTTGAAGAAATCGATCTGAATTGTCACGATCGAGTGATGGGTTACAGCTACGTAGCTGACCTCATTCCACTCATCGCGCCTTTCACTCGTGCATCGTCCATACTTAACCGTATTGGACGCTGGGCATCGAAGCGACTACGTGACTTTAAGCGGCGCCCCTTTACAGAGGTGCTGTCTATGGTCATCAACGCCGACTTTATCAATCGGTTTGTAGTTCAAACGACGATCCAGGATACCAAGCATATACTCGATGTTTACGATCGGTGTTTGCGGACGTGGCAAGTGGCAAACCAGCGCAACGCTGGCTATACCGTCTTAACCACTTCCGTTACCACTGGGACCGAAGGTCCCTCTCGCACGTATAATTATACGCAGAGAGTCGCAAATTTCGAGCATGATTACTGGGTATACAATGCAAAGTTCATACAACAGTCGCAGCTTTCTCTGAAGGCGCGACTCAGTCTTTCGTACGATACCGCGGATGCCGATCCATCATTGTGGGTCGCTCACGCGCTAGGTATCGATACGCCACTGGAATCTGTTTGGGATAAAATCCCTTTCAGTTTCGTTGTTGACTATTTCTTCAGAGTAGGTGAGTTCATAGAGCGTGTCGGAGATATGTCTGGCCAAAATGGCCTTATGGGTCGCGTTTGTGGCGTAGAGGGAATTTGGGAGATGTGGCACCACAGAAGTGGTTACCAAATCTCCTCTTTCCGCCCTACGTTAAAGCGCGACTATGCCTGTAAATACGAAGTCGGAAAAGACTCCGGATTCACTGGCTGGCATACCTTCGAACGCTCGACAGGCTCCCTCTCTCAGGCAGCAGGATTCTGGGACAACGGTGGCCTATGGAAGCCACATTTGTCTTCTGTCAGAAAGCGGACCCTCCTTGAGTTAGGCTGGCAAATGCTCGGCCGGGGTCGGTCCTAAACCTTCTAAACGAGGTCAACTTTATGTCCTTGGTATTATATGCCGCTGGCAACGCAGCGAATCGCACCTACGATGTCCGTAGCCGCGGAAGCGACCGTATCGAGCTCGTGGAAACCACGACTGGTACGCTCGCTAATCCGGAGGTTATCGTTCAAACGATTAACCTCAAAGCTCCGGGCAGCGCAGGAAACGATCGCTGCAACGTCAGCATCCGGAAGAACAAAACTAATTCTTCCACGAATATGCCCATGACGGGCAGTATCACCATCCAGGTTTCGATCCCGAAGGATCCGACCTGGGACGACAATGACACGAAAGACCTGCTTTCGCAGGGTGCTTCGATCATTGGCGCCGCTGGTGCATACGGCACCTCTGGTTCGCCTGTGTCTGGTTGCACGGATACTTCCGGCTACCCGACCAAGTTCGCCAAGATGCTATTCGTCCAGTAATTTATTACTGGGGTAACCGCCGCGTGGTAGCGGTATCGACACCTGACCTAAGGAGTTACTCCTTATGTATAGTATCGATTTGCCGGAGTGCTCCGTGTTTAGAGCTCTCCGGAAGGATATCATCGCCGATCTAATCGGCAACGGGATCCCCTCGTCATGTGCTGGTGCTATAGTTAAACACTATGACCCAGTTAATGACGAATACCTGGACAGGGTCAGTGCATGGCAGTCTTTGCTATGCACCGGCATCTGTTCGGATGTCACGCTTATTCCCAAATGTTTTAGTGAAAACAAATGGGTTGTGTGCACATCTACCGAAGGAACTGTGGCACTTAACATGCCGCCGTACGTCATTGATCAAATCAATGGTGTCGTGCAGCTTGTGTATAAGTTTCACAGTAAACCACGGAAGGAAATGGACTTAGAAGCCGTCAAACGACGGCTTTCCCGTCCCGGCCAAATTGCCCTCACTCAAGATGAGGTGGAGCGGGCTAGGAAAACGCTAATGCGTCTCCCCGACCCCCCGTCTTGGCACGATTTGGTTGGTAAATATGGGCCAGGCGTTACGTCTGAGCGTCTGAGCCAGTTTGATAGATGGTCGTGGAAGGGTCAAATACCCGCCCGCGTACCGCTAGATCTCTGGCCTGACGCCATTCGTAGCCTGATCGATTCTGGTGAAATCGAAACGATCCGATACGGTGTGACCCGTATTGCATGCGTTCCGAAATCTCTTAAAACAGATAGGACGGTCTCATCTGAGCCCGCCTGTTTTATGTTCGCACAGAAGGCCGTAGGTGACTTCATGCGGGATGCCCTTTGTAGGACGTTTCCGCGTGAAATTCACTTACGGGACCGCTTTGCGCATAATAAACTGTTGACCGATCATGAAGTATATCGTGAACAGTGCACTCGCGTTGTCCGCTATGGACATGCAACATGCTCCGCCACCTTATACTACCCGGCGAAATATGACTGCTACACCAGCATTGATTTGTCTGATGCAAGCGATCATGTTTCACGCCGCCTTGTGGCCCTCCTTATGCCTCCTAATTGGAAAGATTACTTGTTTTCAGTTAGGTCGACCTTCGCATCATTTCCCGACGGCACAATCGTTCCTTTGAGAACATTTGCGCCCATGGGCTCTGATGTGTGTTTTCCTGTGCTAACTGCGGTCTGCTACGCACTTTGCAAAAGCTTGGTGGGTAGGAGCCGTATTGGTGTATTTGGGGACGATATTATCGTCCCCCTACGCTATTATGATGCCTGCGTGGATCTTTTGACCCGCGCCGGCCTCGTCGTTAACACTGTGAAAAGCGGAACAATCGGACGTTACACCGAATCGTGTGGCCAGGAGTTCTATAGAAGTTCTCCTGACCCGCTATCACCCGTATTCGAGGTGACGGCAACACGTATGAAGTGTGCACCCGACAAGGTCGATGCTGCAACCCTAAACAAATGGTTCCATAATTGGGACCGGATGAATTGGGTGCACGTCGAGGATACGGTATGGCAGCTGTCACACTGCTGTACGCGTATACGCTGGAATTCCGCACTCCAGCGGCAGGAGGTCCTAACGAGAAAACGCGTCCCTATATTAACAGGGGAAGGCGTTCTCGATGGGCACCATGGCTTCATCCGTTGGTATTGCCTCCGCACGCAGCGGGACGATGGCCAGTTGGATGATATCTACACCCCTTCTGGGAGGACCCGGCTGCAGCCTTGCTGGTTGCCGCTCGGAGATCTCCCGCATCTGACGAGGTTCATTACCCGATAGGATGTAAAACCTGTCAAACAATGCGAGCCTGACACCTCGTTAAAAGTGTCCGGTCCCTCCGTTATCAGGG